AAACCTATAATATCATACTTTGGATTATATTTGAGTACTGCACACATAATACTGGCAAGATAGTTACTGTATGCAGGAAAACCTTTCCTAGCCTACGTGCTACTGTGCTTAGGGATTTTATGGGTATATTAAAAGAGCATAATATATACAGCGAAACCTTCCATAATCGCAGTAATTCAGAATACGCCTTATTTGGCAACCTAGTAGAGTTTATATCGCTTGACCAACCACAAAAGATTAGAGGGCGTAAAAGGGATTTACTGTTTATTAATGAAGCCAATGAGTTATACTTTGAAGATTGGCAGCAGTTATTATTTAGAACACAGGATAAAATAATACTAGATTTTAACCCTAGTGATGAGTACCATTGGATATATGATAAAGTAATAACTAGAGATGACTGTGCGTTTTTTAAAACCACTTACCTAGATAACCCATTTGTAGAGGATAGTATTATAGCAGAGATAGAACGCCTTAAAGATACAGATGAGCAATATTGGCAGGTGTACGGCTTAGGCGAAAGAACGGCCAGTAGAAGCACTATATTTAAGTATATTGAAACGACAGAGATACCAGTAGATGCAAGCCTTATAGCTTATGGCATGGACTTTGGTTATACAAATGACCCTACAACCTTAGTATCTGTTTACACGCTGGGCCACAGCCTATATATTAAAGAACACCTGTATAGAACACAAATGACTACTAGCGATATAAATACATTCCTAAAAGAAGAAAAGCTATTAAACAACCCTATATACGCTGATAGCGCAGAGCCACGTTTAATTAACGAGCTGCGTAGAATGGGCCATAATATATTTCCAAGTGTTAAGGGTAAGGATTCTATTAATGCCGGCATAGATTTATTAAAGCGCTATAAAATACACATACTATCCACCTCACATAATGCAATAGCTGAGTTTAGAAACTACAAGTGGAAAGAGGATAAAACCGGTATGCTAGTTAATATACCTGAGGATAAGCATAACCACATAATTGACCCATGCCGCTACGCTACTTACTCTATTTTAAGCAGGCCTAACTTTGGCCGTTATACCATAAGCTAAATAAAAGTTATTAAATATTTTGTTTATAACTTCAATAGTTATATATTTGCTACGCCATAAGGCAATAACTTAAAACTTAGAAATCGCAGAAACACAAAACAAATTACTACAAAACGGAATTTTAGACAATGATGGTTTATTTGATATTGATGAACTAGTAACCCTTTTACATTGTGAACAGATGTTAAACCTATTATCCATGAGGGATATGTTAGCAGAACTCGCAGAGGGAGAAATTGAAGCTCAACAATCAATTAAAAGCGCAGCTAGTATAATGTGCCAAGAGTTTGACTTTATTTTTGGAACACAATATTTATACTATAACGGTTTAAAAAAAGATATAATTAATAAAATGTCTTTAATAAGAAAACGTAAAAGAGAAGCTATGCAGCCATTTGATGATTTAATTAACACACTGAAATCTTGGGATGAGTAAAAGATTAATGCGGCATAGAGCAGCGGCCAGCTCGTTGGGCTCATAACCCAAAGGTCGGAGGTTCGAATCCTTCTGCCGCAACTAACATAATATAAGTTATTAAATATTTTGTTTATAACTTTATTTGTTTTATATTGCAGTAAGATTGCAATTAAGCAATTTGTAAAACAGAATAATTAACATGAGACATTTAAGTAAGTATAAGCAAAATTTAGCTATACAAGGAAACAACGTATGGAGCTACAGTACAATAGTAGCTAAGATTGAAGGTAACGATTTACTACAATTAGGTTACTGGAGTCAAACAACGCAAAAGCACATAAATTATGTAGCTGATGAATTAGATTTAATATTAATAAAAGACTACTAAAATGGAAATTAAAACTACCAGCACTTACACTATTTTTAATAAAGTATTAGGAAATAGAGAATTAGACAAAAACAACCTGCAAAGGATTAAAGCATCAATAAACCATATAGGCCTACAAATGCCAATACTGGTTAATACTGCTAAAGCTATAATAGATGGCCAACACAGGCTGCAAGCTGCTAAGGAACTTAAAATACCAGTATCTTATATTATATCTCATGACACAGCAGAGGATAACATAGACCAGCTACAAATTAGTAAAAAATGGACTGCCTTAGACTTTTGTAATAAAAACGCATTAAAAGGAGATAAGGCTTGTAAGCAAGCTTTACGCATAGCTAATAAGTGGCATTTAGAAACAAATAAAAAGTTTAGTAAAATAAACGCTATTACTTTACTGCATGCCGGTAACACTACAGACACTATTAAATCTTTAAGGAGCAATACATATACAATAAATACTGTAAGGGCTAATAGGATATACGAGTGCCTTAGAATACTAAACTATAATAACAGTATAAAGTTTAACCCTTATATAGCTATTACAGTAAGGGCCTTAAAAAGGATAGACACTAAGGTTGAGGGCTTAAAATATGGAGTAATGGAAAAGATTACTAAGAAGCACTACCTAGTATGCTACAGTAATGAAACTGAGCAATATAATTACTTAACTGATTTATATAAAAAATACAACAAATGAAAAAAGTAAGCAAAGCAGCTAAGCTGGGTAAACAGTTTAAAAGGTTAGAAACAATAATGCTTATAGTAATACCCACGTATTTTATAGGCAGAGTATTAATGACTGTAATATTTGATATATGAATTACGATGACTGGTTAGTAAAAATGGAACACGACTATAGGGGTTGGAATGACCCTGAGTATAATTGCGACCATTGTGAGAAACCAATAGATAAACAAGGTTATTGCAGCGATAACTGCTTTGAAGCAGACATGCTGTAAGGGTGTGAATACCTAATTAAAAAGGTGGCTAGAAATAGCTGCTTTTTTTTTTCTTAAATTACAGACTATAAAAAAGGCAAATAAAAACGTTATATATATATGAAAGTGAAAATCACAATACCAAGTTCGTTAAACGATATTACACTACAGCAGTACAAACGCTATTTAAAAATACAGGAAAAGGTAAAGGATGAAAGATTTCTAAACGCTAAAATGATAGAGATATTTTGTAATGTAGATTTAAAAAGTGTAATGCATCTAAAGCTAAATGATAGTGAGGAAATAGTAAGTATTATTACAGAATTATTTAATAGTAAACCTAAGCTAGTAAAACGTTTTAAGCTAAATGGTGTGGAGTATGGTTTCCAACCACAGTTAGATGAATTAACACTAGGCGAGTATATAGACTTAGATACGTTTATAGGCGATTGGGAAAACATGGAAAAGGCTATGAATGTATTATACAGGCCTGTGCTAGTTAGTGTAAAAGATAAGTATAGTATTGATGAATATAAAGTAGGTACAGAGGCCGGTATTATTAATATGCCAATGGATGCTGTTATGTCTAGTATTTTTTTTTTGTGGAATTTAGGACTGGACTTGTCGAAAAATATGACGAGTTATTTGCAGGACAATCAGAGCGAAACCTTGATGCAGTTTCTCAATTCTCAAAAAAATGGGGTTGGTATCAATCAATTTACGGCCTCGCTCTCGGGGATATTAGACGGTTTGAAGATATCACAAAACTAGGTGTACATGAATGTTTTATGATGCTATCCTTTATGAAAGACAAAAACGAGTTAGAAGCTAAACAAATAAAAAAGAAATTCAAATAATGGCAAATCAAGGAGTAAGGGGTTTTTATCAATTAACAGAAACTATTAAAACAGAGTTGCTGCAAGACAAGAATATTAACACAGTAACTACTGGAGATATAACAGATGTTAATTTAAACAAACAGGATATATTTCCTTTAGGCCATATTATAATAAACAACGTAGTCGATGAGGAACAGGTGCTTAGGTTTAACATAAGTATTTTAGCATGCGATATAGTAAACCAATCAAAGGAATTTACGGTAGATAGATTTAAAGGTAACAATGATGTACAGGATATATTAAACACGCAGCTAGCGGTACTTAATAGGCTTATACAGCGCTTACGTAAAGGCAACCTATATACTGAAATGTACCAGCTTGATGGTAGCCCTAGCTTACAACCTTTTTACGATAGGTTTGAAAACCAATTAGCAGGCTGGACTGCCACGATGGATGTTTTAATTT